CCTGTACCTGTGGTAATAACAATATGCCTAAAACATAGGGGTGTGCAGCCTCCAAAAGCCTCTCTTTATAGCCGTCTAGTACGCCTAATATTAGCAATAAGCGAGGCCATACCTCTCTGAGATAGGCAATGTTTGGTAGAAAAGGAGAAAAATTATGCCAATGGGAAAAAAAAAGCCTGCTATAAAACCAAAAGCCAAGGTTAAAAAGAAGAAAAAAACCATGCGTAGGGGATACTAATGCCACTATGGAATCCTAGCGTTTTGGATAACCTCCAGTATTGGGTGCGAGGCGATTCGTTGTCTAATGTGCCAAATGGTACTGATGTTAATTTTTGGGCTGATGAAAGCGGTAATGGTTTTCATGTACGAAAAGCAACTACTGCTGTTCAAAATGCTCCTGACGTTTTGCTGCAAGGCCAAAATGGTTTGCCTGTAGTAGATTTTGATAGTTCAAGAACTGAGTGTTTATTTGGTGGTAGTGCTGTTACTCAGTTTGGAACGTCAGGTTTTTTTATAACTTCTGTTTTTAAAACGGCAACTACTGGTGGAACTGCGGAAACAGTTTTTGGAGATAATCAAGACAACAGTTTGTTTGAATTTAGATATACAGCAAGCAGTAACAGGCCTATAAAATATTTTGGAACTGGCGGTGACGCTGATTCTGGATTAGTAAATGTTGGTAATGATATGACTATGGCTTCATATGATCGGCAATCAACTGGTTCAAGTGATTCTTTTTGGCGAGTTAATGGCAAGTTAGAAAGCACAGAAACAGAAGCAGGTGATTACGATGATGATGATGTTACTACAGGTATATTATGTATTGGTTGTTCTGGAACACAAGCATCTCCACAAAAACCTTTAAATGGTCAAATATGTGAAATAGTTATGTATGCCGATGCTTTGACAGACGCAGAAAGAATTTTATTAGAAGGTTATTTAGCCAATAAATGGGATTCAACAACTCTTATCGAGTCAGATGGGGGCAGCAATCACACATATAAAACAAAAAAACCACTAGATGGAATTACTTTACTAGGTGAAGATTTAGCAAATGAAACTCTAAGCAGATCTTTAGTTGGTGATTTAAGTGCAGATTTAAATATGGTAGATGCCGAACACGGCAAAGGATTCATGTAGTGAGACGAACCAGATCTTTTTACTTCTTCATGTTATTGTTATTAGTCGTGGTTACGGGATGCTCTTCTCTTCCGTCCCTTAGCGACACTTTAGGTTCGTCTTTTACATCGGGTGCAAGTAGTGCCACAGGGGCGGTTTCAGACGCAACTGGAGCCTTGTCAATACTTAGTGTGGTAGGTGGATTGGCTACCCTTGCTGGCATTGCTGCACTCGTTATTACTAGGGGGGCAATGGGTTTTCGGGCGATACTCGCAGGTATTGCATTGTGTTTAGTAAACTTTGTAGTTTCGCAATATGCTGATTGGATATTCATTCCAGCAATTATTGCGACAGGAATAATCAGTCTTGCGTTTGGTTACAAGACCATACGAGAAATGCTAGATGGAGATTAATTGTGATCGGAAGATGGCATGCCAGAAGCAAAAGACATAGTAACTCTTGTCGAGACATTAGGGTTTCCAGCGTTCTTAACCATCGTACTAATCGGTGGAATTTATTTTATGGCTCGCTGGATGATGAATATTTTACTCAGCAAATTGGACACACAGCACTCCCAATTAATGGCAAAATCAGAAGCCCAGAACAAAATGATTATCAAGTTAATAGATCGTGTAAGAGCGATGGACAACGATTTGATAAGACTAGATGTAATGATAAGGCTTCTTCGAGATATGCCTCCCGATTGGGAACGACTGGGCAAAAGAAACCCAGAGGATGCGAGGCAAGATTGAATTTACATCCAGAACATGAAGAAGCATATTTATCTGATATAAAATTTAATTCAGAACAGACTATTGACTTATTGAAGGAAATATCTGATAACACTAAACAGGCAGCAGAAAGTTCTGCTGAAATTTTAAAATTGCTTAGTGCAATAAGGGAGGAATAATGGGCGATTTCATAAGAAGCACAATGGGAATGATTTCTTATTCAATAGTTGTATTTGCTGCTGGGGCTTTGATTGGCAAGCCTTTGTACGCATGGGTATCTGGAATGATGCCTTGGAATAAAAAGTGACTCCAGAATATTTAATTGACGAAGTAAATCAGGCTGAAGATTTTAGAGATCAGCATTTAGGTGATTATCGTGCGATGATCAACCGATATACTGGCCCTGATTATCAAGGCGGAGGGTATGAATCTAGCGATTTTGACCCTGCAAACTCTATGTTTGAGTATGTTAGTCTAGTTTTACCAAGGTTAATTTACGATAATCCAACTGTAAGAGTGTCATCAAGAAGGCCAGTACAACAAAAGTTGACTGCTCAAAAGATGCAGTTGGCATTAAATCTATGGTGCAGATCTACAGATTTTAGAGACACCATGCAAAAAATTGCAGTTGATACTTTCTTTGCTTGGGGTGTTGCACTTACAAGACAAGAGCCATTATTGGGTCAAACTACAACATCAAATGATCCAATGTTCTTGCCAAAGGTGTATCGAATAAACCCAGAGCATTTCTTTGTTGATCCTTCTGCACAAGACCTTGACAACTGCAAGTACATGGGGCACAAGTATATTTCACGAAAAGAAGATTTGTTAGCGTTAGCAGAAAAAGACAAGACTTACAATGCAGAAGAAATAGAAAAAATTGCTGATGGGTCTGGAACATCTGAACTACGATCAGGATACAGATCTTCTTATGCTGGATACCGTGATGAAATTGCGGTTTACGAAGTATTTGTACCTTCAGCACAGCCACCAAAAAATGGCAAGTTTCATGGCAAAATATATACCTTTGGATACAACTCCGAAGCATATGGAAGTGAATCAAGCGAAAATGACCGAGGCATGATTAGAGAGCCAGTAGATTATTATGGCCCACGATCAGGCCCATATAGTGTTTTTGGATTTTATACAGTTCCAAACTCGCCATATCCATTGTCACCATTGGTTGCAAGTAATCCAATTATTAAAGATTTAAACAACCATTACCGATCTATTACTTACGGGGCAGGTGCATACAAACGATTAATCTTTGTTGATGCTAAGAATAGAACTTTGCCACAACAAATCAAAGAATCGCCAGATTTATTTGTTATACCTGTAGATTCTTTAGATGGTGACAGGATTGTTCCAGTCGAAATAGGCGGTATTACACAGCAACAATTAACATATGTTAACGATTTGCAAAACAGAATTGATCGATTGTCAGGCATGAATGAAGTGCAAAGAGGTATGATTAGCGGAGATGCAACAGCAACTGAGGTTTCTGTAGCAGAATCAGCATCAGGCTTGCGTATTGCACATATACAAAGACAATTTAGATCTGCTCTTGAGACTGTTTTAAAGTCAGTTTCTTGGTATTTATTTCACGATGATCGTGTCCAATTACCATTAGGTCAAGAAGGCATTGATATGTTAAATGAAGTAGATCCTGTATTTAAGGGTGGATCAGGTGCGGGTAACTATGAAGATTTAGATTTAGAAATAGATCCATACTCAACAGAAAAAGTAAACCAAGCATCGCAACAAAGAAGAGCAACAGAGGTAATTGGTCTTATAGGAAACCTTGCTCCATTGATACCACAAGCACCGTTTGTGCAATGGAATAAACTTTTTGACTACTTAGGTCACAGTTTAAATATACCTGAACTTGGTAATGTCATAGACATGCAGGGTGCTATGCAACAAGGTCAACAACAAATGATGAGTGGCGGTGGCCCTTCCTTTGGTGGGGTTAACATGAACGGTATACCAAATCCAACAGCAGGCAATGTGTCTGGTCAGATGTCACCTAGTGGCCCTGCTGCTGAAGCCAGAAGAGAGGCAAGGAGAAACCGATAATGCCGATGTATGAATTTACAAATAACAGGGGCGAGGAAAAAGAATTTTTCTTTAATATGTCTGATGTCCCTGATATTGGTTCTACTGTAGAAGATGAAGACGGAAACGAATGGACACGAGTTTCTTCTTTTATAGTAGATGCTGGAATGGGTGCTGTAGTACATGGCTACCCATATGTTTCAAGGTCTGGGCCAAGAAATGTTGCAGGTGCGAAGTGCAACAATCAAGGCATGCCAATTATTACTTCAAGAAGACATGAGAAAGAGTTTTCTTCAAGGCATAATTTGACCCGTGATTAGCCCTTCCTCTCTGGCGTTTGGTGGCCGATAAGGTCATCAAGCGTTTTTTTTAAGGTTAACTATGGACATGATTGTCCCCCTATGGTAAATGATAGCAGGAGAAAAAAATGCCAGTTCATCAAACACATAAAGAATTAACTGCGGCGGATACGTCAGGAGTTACATTTCAACCAAACGTAATAAATACGAAATCAGGAATTTTACAGATATCTAACGTCTGCGAAAGCGGAACAAACTCAACAGCAACAGCAACTTTGCATGGTCGATTATCGTCTGATCATGCTTATGCAGTAGTAAAAATCTTATCTTCTGGGCAAAGTGGTGATACCAGTACCACAGTATCAGCAGCCTCAGTAGTAAGTTTATTTCCTGATATGAAAGTAACGGTTGCTGAAACAGCAGGAAATATGAAAGCAACGGTGTCCATACTCGACTAGGAGAAAAAATGGCAGAAGAGACAAATGCAAAACTAACAGAAGATCAAATACTTGATCAGATACTTGACCGAGCAGGGGTTTCAAACGAGACTTCTGTGTATGG